TCATTACATTTGCATCAATAGTTTCAGTGCATATACCCACAAAGCTTGTGATAAGTATAGGCCCACCATCAACATCAAACAAATTGTTGGTCGGCGTTGCGATTCCTGCCATCGTTATTGTTGCTGACCTTTCCTGCCAATACAAAAGCGTACTATTAGCATCCATCGCAGCCTGGATATTATCGACTACAGTCGATGATAAGTCCGCCCATTCTGCCTCACTATCCATAGCCTCTGTGTCAGCAAGTACTGTAGCCAAGGTTGAATTAGCATCCATTGCAGCAACAATATTGTCTACTAAAGCAGAACCTAAATCTGCCCACTCCGCTTCGCTGTCCATTGCGGATGTGTCTGTTAAAATATCATCTAATGTTGAGTTAGCATCCATAGCCGCTACGATGTTATCTACGAGTGTTGAGCCTAAATCTGCTATTTCCGCCTCAGTGTCCGCAGCAGCCGTATCGACAAGAATGGCATCTGCGGCAGTTTTAATCAAATCAAGATGTGCTTTGATGTTATCATCTGCTGCCGCTCCACTATCTGGGCCAGTATAATCACCTATTAAGTCCACCAAGGTTGTATCGGCTGGAAGCGGAGCGCCTTCACTTGTACCGATGATTCTCAAACTCGTGGCGTTATCTATAATCAAGCCGCCCGCATCGACAATCGTGGCTTCCGCATCGGATATTAATATGCAGTTGATAATAGCACCAGTACAGGAAGTGCCATTGACTTCAATTGCAGGTTCATCCGCATTCAGGCTGTATATAAAGCTGTTGGCGATAACAACATTCTTGCAAGCATTTCCGCCCGCAGGTATCTCTATAGCCGAAGTTGAAAAATCACCATAGATATTGAGATTGTTCAAAACGACATTTTTCATATCTTTGGCGAAAGTTATCGCACTGGCAGCACCGGCAATCGGAGAAACGAAACGGCAATCCGAAATAATCAAATCGTTGGCATCACCATCGGCAATACCTACGGTAATAAATATATCGGCCTGACCATCATCATCCGCCATATAGCCAAATATGTTGTCAATAATACAACCTACGCCGCTGACATTTAGGGGCGTGTTGACTGAATCGACTCCCGTAGCATCAATGTAGAAATTGCTGAAACGAACATTGTCGGCGGTAATATCAATCTTGGCTCCGGTATGGCTCAATGTCAATTTAGGTCTGTTATCACCTATGCCAAGACCTCTTATCGTCACTCCGGCAATATCAGCGGTCAAAAGGGCGCCTGTTGCGGATTTCGTCTCGGAATGTCCCTGCATGACATAGATAATGTCGCCATTATCAGTCGTGCAAGCGTCTATGGCCGCATCAATGGTCGCAAAGGCGTGCTCGGGCAATAAACCATCGTAAGAATCGCTGCCTACGGCGCTATCGACATAATAAATATTGCCGGTTCCGATATTGCCCGCACCGCCAACCTTGTCGAATTCATTATTTATAGATTCGATTTTGTCACGTAAAAGTTTGACGAGCGATTCGGTAGGCTGGACGGTATCGAATCTAATATCGCTATAGTCGATAGAAGCCCGGCTAAAACCACAAAAAGCTAATATCAACAGCATTGAAAATATTAATTTTTTCATATCTTTTTACTCCTTTTTGGTCTTTTTGGTCAGTGAATCAATTTTTCGATTCATCAAATCGAACTCATTACAGATTTCTTTCCGCAAAGCATTGAGTTCTGTGCAGATTTCTTCTGTGGTATCAAGTTCAGCAAATTGATACGTTCTTTCTTGCATAATTATCTCCTTTTCAGGCTGAAAGAACCGGCTTCAGGAATTTTTCCTCGACTTTCTTATCGATAACGACACCAAAAGCAGCATTGTCAGGGGCATCACCAAGCTCTTCGAGTCCGAATCGCGGACGATAACCGGCGATGACCGATTCTTCGATGCCCGATATTGGATTCTTCCTGTTCTCGTAAACAGGATATTGAGCGGATTTGCGCAAACCTTCCATTTTCACGAATTCGGTATGCTCGACACCTTTGACAATACATTCGGGAAGAACGTGGATTTTGCCGTCATAAAGCTCGAAGCGATATTTCTCTCCCTTGCGAAACGCTCTTTTGACGCCCGCATCCTCGTTGTTAGAAAAGAGATAATATTTCTTCGGGCTTGGCGATATCTTTTTGAAAGTCACCGGACAAGTCCCGCCATCGATGCAAATCGTCTCAGGTGAAGGCTTGATATCCTTGACATCATCTATTCCAAGCTCCTTGAGCCTGCTTTTGGCTTCAATCGCACGTTCCTTCCTTGCCTTGTCCTCTAAATCCAATCTCCTTTTGATTGCCGCAACCTCAATTGCATCCTCAAGGTCCTCCCGCGTTTTATGAGAACGGCGGTCAATTCCGAGTTGCTTGGCAATTACTTGCAATTCCTGTTCGCTTTTTTCTTTCAGACTATCCATTTTTAAGCTCCGTAAATTCCGCCTGTCCAGCCGACAACATCGCCGTGGTCAACAACCTCATCAGCTTCTTCGGCACGATAATACATTTCCTGGCCATTAGTCATAAGAGCGGCAGCAATGCAAACACCCTTATGACCACCACGCTTTGTTGCAACATTGACCCTTTCATAAAGAACGGGACTGCCATGATTGTCGTATATCTGACCACCTATTTCGGCAGGCCAGGTCGGTTCCGTAGTGCCTGTAGTCGTATTTTCCAAAACTTCAAAAATGGCCTGGCGGTTTGCCGTGGAATCCGTAGAAGGTCTAATGTAAGTGCCATGTGCCGATACGGTCCTTGCCACAACAGTAAGACCGGCAGACCAGTCTAAAATTGTGGGAATTCCACTTTCACTGTCATAAGCCGTTATACCACTGGCATCAGCCGCAAGAGTTTTTGTTCCCGCAGTATCAATTACGCCTTCCTGAGAACCGCTTGCCTCATCAAGTTCCATTAGTTTCCACCAATAATAAAATATTGGATTTGTAGCACCGACTTCAACCAGAAGGAAAAAATCCGGTACGAACCCAATCGGCAGATAAATTAATTCTCCATCGGGTTCAAAATGTCCTATTTTTACCTGCATAATCGTATCCTTTCTTTTAATCTCAAATTTGAAATCTCAAATTGAGTTTAGATTAATATCTCTTTGTGCATATCAAGCTGTGCAGCAAAACATCCTGCAAAATCTTGTATGCTCTGTTCAGTTTCCAGCACAAGGTGCTGTACATCTCGAAGGCATCGCCCGTTTTGTCCGGTGGATGGAAAATCAGAGGTCTGTCGCCGCCCGCAATCTTCACCTTGCCGAAAGCGTCCTGTGCGAGGAACAGGCAGTAATAGTTACTGCCGGACTTATAGGCATTTGTGGTCAATATCCATCGTGAAGGTCCAATCGCTCCGACCTCGCCCGGATAAGCCGCATCGGTTTTGGCATAATTCTTTACCTCGACAAATCCTGCAACATTCCTTATATCAAGATAGAGGTCAGTATGGGTTATGACCATATAAGATGGGGCTATCGGGGTAGTGCCTTGTCCCACGGCAGCGCTGATTAATGCTGTCATCATCTCCGCATTGTCGCTCATCAGATTGCGAATAACGGTCAAGATATCAGTGTTGTTAAGAAAGGTTGCTGTCGGAGAACCGTTTGAGCAAGTTGTCGAAGAAGCCCCGCCCGCCGTTACATTTCGTATCAAAGTATCTAAGGTCTTGGCGGATTGCCTGGCAAGTCTTTCGGTCATAGCGGCTTTATCCTGTGAAAGACCTACCATGTCCCGCCATGCACTTACCTTCATGCCGGAACCATATTGCTTCATTTGAACGCTAAGGTCGTTCTTGGAAGGCAATATGAATCCAGGTCCGACAACTTCATCTAATGGCGTGGTTGCTACCGCCAGCTCATCGTACAATCGCCATTTGTAAGTATCGCCTTCGTGCATCGGCAGACTCGCATCCTGGCCGAATCTTTCAAAGACAAGAAGCGCTTCCAGAACTTTAAGGAACTTCTTGTCGAAAAATATATTCACCGGATGGTCTATCCGGCTTGTAGTTACTACATTTTTTGAAACCATATTTTATCTCCTATCCGAACTCTCCTTGCTGCACGCGCCTTTCAAGCTTGGCAAAATCCTCATCCGAAGACCCTGCTATAACTGATTCGGTCGGCGATACTCCACCGCCTGCGGCGGCAAGCGATATAGGCCCTGTCCTGTTTGCAAGCTCAATGGCCTTTTGGTGCTCCGTAATCGAAGATGTTTTCGCCTTCAATTCCGTAAGCTCTTTGTGCTGTTTTGCCAACTGATATGCTACGGGTGCGTAAGATGGATTCTGTGCCAAGACCATATCAAGGCCGCGCAAGCTCGGATTGTCCTTGATAAAACTCTTTAATGTCTGGGTGCCAACGAAACCGTTTGGTCCGAAAGTACCCACAATGTCCCCAAAATCGGGGTTTTGGGTGATGAAACTTTGGAGCTGAAAAGCGGTCATAAGAGAGGCAGAATGCTCTGCAAGTATTTCTCTTTGTTGTGCGACATTCAGCCAATCATCATCTTTCAATCCCCGGCGTGTGAATACATCCTGTCGGACCGGCTGTTGCTGCTGGATTTGTGGAGCATTTGCCTGAGCAATTCTCAATTGCTCAATTTCGATTTCCATGGCCTGTCTTTTTGCTCGCTCTTCTTCTGCTGCTTTCTTGAAAGCTTCAACTTGTGCGGCTGAATCCACCTCGGCGGCAGATGACTGGTCGGCGGCACCAGCAACATCGCCCGTTTGTGCGCCCGTTAAATCCTCGGCGGCAGGGTCGCCCGTTTGATTCTGTTCCGTCATCGTTTGTTCCTTTCAAATTTTTATGGGCAATAAAAAAAACCGTGTAAGTGTGTAGCCCTACACGGCTTTTTTTATTCTTGCGTCGCTTTTATTCCGTCGAATTACGGCGAACCCATCTTGTTTTTTTGTTTATCTTATATCATTTTCGTCTTTTTCTCTTTTTGCTGTGACAAGGCATTTTAAGCCCCTTTATGGTTTAATGCTTATCCCCAACTGTATTTTGGGTATTTCACTATGAAACTCTATCCTTTTAATCCTTCGTATCTTTATCTCGCCGAACCGGCCTATGCACCATTGCAAGTCTTTAATATCACAACTATATTTTTCGGCGGCATCCTGCAAAGCATATTTCAATTGTCCCTTTTGCTCATCTGAAAGCATATCGAAAGCAGCTTTACCCTGCATGCTTGGCGAAATCACAGGTTTTACAGGAAAATCTTTCCCGCTTAATCGAATCATGCGTCCGGTTCGTCTTTGTAATATGCCTTTTGTGATTGTCATTTCTGCCAATACCACTTTTTTCTCAAAAGCCTTCGCTTGAATTCTCTTTTTTCTAAATCTTCAAGCCATCTTAAAGATTGTTCAAAAAACCCAATTTTTTTATCTTCGTTTTTTTGCATTTTTCTCTCTTGATTTTGGTAATTGCTTTACTGCCTGTCGTTTATTCTCCAAATCCTGCCGCTTAATCTCAAGCTCGCCCATCTTCAAAACCCTGTCTATTATATCCAGCTTTCTGTCGGAATCAAGCTTCTTGGCCTCTACCATAGTCCTTACTTGGTCATAGGCGGAGTTTGTCCTTTGCTGTTGGGCCTGTGTAAGCCGCTCTGTAGTTTCAGCCTCAATCAACTTGTCCATTCGGCGCTTGTCCTCAAGTAATTGCTGCTGCTGCTGTTTTGTAGCCTGCTCACCCTGCTCTATGGCCTCCATAAGCTCCCTCTTGAACTGAATCGGCATATATTTAACCAGCATTGAGGGCGTTATAATCTGAGCGAAATCAGGGAAATTTTCCCTTAAATACTTCAATTCGAGATAAAACAGGTGCTGCTGGCTGTCCGTTAAAAGACCTTCAGTCGGTGTGCAGTCATATTTAACAAAATCAGGCTCATAAAAACCCTGTGTAGGCCATTCATTGATTATCCTGTAAATCTTGCTTGGAGGATAATTCAATTGCTGTATCTGAACGTGCTTTTTGCCAAGCTCGCTCTTGGCCGACCTATAACTTTGGAATATTCCCTGCTGGCCCGTTAATGCCTGACCTGTACGATATCTGTGCAAAATACCAGGAATATCCTTGTCGTCCGAACCGAATATCTCCTCATTCAAGCCGCCTGATTCCGTTAAGTCCTTGTCCAGCATCTCCATCATCGCAAACATGCCTTGCGGAACGTCTGGCCCGCCGAATTGATGAAATATCTCCTCTACCGATACATTATCAGGTACACTGTCCTTGATGTGTATTGGCACACCTTGGCCGGACTTGTAAACATCTTCCACATTCTTGATATACTTGTCTCGTATCACCCTGCCAGTTTGTATCACGCTTTCTATAATATCCAAAGCCTGAACTACCCTTCTATTGCGTGCCTTTTGCGGGTCGCGCAAAGTGGTGGCGAATCCCTGCAATTTATGATTAGTTTGCTCACATTCGGGGGCAAAATCACCATTCAACCAGATAAACGGGTAATCATCTATCAAAAGCGGGTTCCTGTCATCCCAAACCGGCTCGCCATTGACGAACATGGTCAACTGAATATACTTAACCGGCCTCGAATATTTCACTAAAGCAGGTATGTTATTGGGTAATTTGATACTATTTATTAGAAACTTGGCGTAATCAGCATCATTATTGGCGAATTTCTGCTTGTATTCGTCAAAAGGCATTATCTCGCCGCTGACCCGATGTTCCACTACCTGTTTATATTCTATTTTACGCCTGTACCAGCTTTCTATCAGCACCTTTTGTGCCTTATTCAATAAATTGGGCGTGCCGAGATATTCCCATCGCTCCGTAGTTGTTAAAGGCTGAATCTTATTGAGCTTGTCGCTGCCTTGCGGCAATAGCATCTCCGCCAAATCCTTAGAAATCCACCTTCCCAACAGCACATTATCACAGTCAGACAAGTCCCGCATAGTCAAGCCTATGTCCAGTAAATGACTATTATAGCCGTGGCGTGCATATTTGAGGTTCCCTTCCCTGTCTTTGTATATCTCAAATAGATTGGAACCCGAAATCAAAGAGCCAAACTTGAAAGCATCCGATAAAATGTCGTAACCATTAACATTGCCGGTGTTCATGTTGTGCATAACTACGCCCGTGTGCTGACGACAGGCTAAATCGTCCTCTCCTTCTGTTGGACCTATCTTCAGGATGTGCCTGTTTCTTATCTCATAGCCGTGGAGTAGATTTATCTGTCTTTTCATCTTGTTGACTACAAGCAAATCCCTGCCCTGTAAATCGGCTTTTGCCTGTTCTTTGGCCGTCCACTGGCCATCGAAGTAATAGCTCATGTTCAAAGCAGCATCATCCAGAAAATCAGACCACCCACTGCTGTTTATCTGGTAAACATCCGCAAAATCAGTCTTTAAGTCATTTTCAAGCATAACCCGCCGCTCTTTGAAATTCCCTTATATTTTCAATGGTTATCTTCTCTTTGGTGGATAATATCATATTGTTTTTAACGACCATCGAGGCATATCTCATCATGTCCGCCAAATGGTTAGACCAGCTTGTAGCAGGCACATCAGAAAAAACCGGCTGTAATTCTGTGCTTACACTTTTTATTTCTGTCATAGAATAATCTTCAAGTGCATCCAAAAGCAATTCGCAATCATCTTTGACGAACCAGCAACTATAAAGAAAGTGCCTTGTCCGCTCAATACCATCATTTACCCTGAACTCAGGCGGCAATATCGTAAACTCTATTCCATTATCCAGGGCGTGTTCATATAAGGATTTACCGGCCACGGCTTTGTAAGCATTGTTCTTTTCTGTGTCTATCGGGGCAAAATGGCCGCCATAACGATAGCCGTATTCCTTACGGTATTTCTCCAATATCTCCGCATGTTTTTCAACGCCAAGTCCTATTTCCTCATACGCCCTTAAAAATATAGGCTCCCCGTTTCTTATCTGAAAGAATCCCCAGGGCCAATGATAGCCAGGATCGCAAACCGTATAAACCGGCAAGCCACCATGATATGATATTTCGTTGGTTATTCGGCCCTGTGCATAAAGATAATTAAATACATCTCCATAACAAGAACCTTCCGCTCCGCCT